CACCAGGCACGTCGACATCTCTAAACTCACCAGGCATAAGAGGCGACTCATCCCCTTTAATCCTAAGACCACGAGCTTTAAGACCAGCAGGTAGATTCGATAAAGTACCTGCATCAATAAGCTGACGCAGTATAGACGTAGCTGATTTAGCCAAGCCACCAATAAGATGAATAAGTCCTGTACCATAAAAGCCAAGGCTAGGAAGATATCTATAATGAACAAAATGCTGTCTTTTAGTTTTCTTTTCATCATTCTCGTACCAGTTCTTTCTTATTGATAAAATTGTCTTTGACGACTTATCTATCGTCACAATGTATGGTCTTGCCAAACCATCTTTATCGTTAAAAGGCTCTGGCATCTCCAGATCAACGTGCATCTCTAAGATTGTGTATCTCTCATCGTCTTCATAAACTGATTCGTTTCCCTCCATCTCATCATACTTTTCTTGTATCTCTGACTGGTCTTGATGAGGTTCTGGTAAATCAACGTCACTGTAGAAACCGTTAACCATTAGCTCTCTAATCTGGTTTTCTGTCTTCTTCATAATATGTGTATACCGTGAACAAGACATGAGATCAGAAGCACCGTAGGACACTACAAAATCTTCAGCAGGCACAAACATCGAACATGGTCTTTCCATGATCGGATCGTAATACACCTTTTTAAACGCTGATCCTGCAAGGGGGAGTCGGAACAACATTTGCTCCATCTCGTCACGGTATTCTGTCATCTCCTCTGTCAGCATATAGTTCATCTCGTTCTCTACACGCTGAGACTGTTCTGTCTTTTCTTTTGACATTTTCCCAACAACCTTTGTCCTAACAGGACCTGATGCAGGAAATATCTCTCCCATAGCTTGTGCTTGAAATCGAACAATGGCTTCTGACAATAAAGGATGGAATACACCTGACGCACCCTCCCAAGGTTGCGTTCTTTCTTCTATCTTCATGCCAAGCAAATCAAGACCTTTCATGTAAGATCGTGACCACTCTTTTCTAGATGTTCTATCAGACTCAAAGTCATCTACTAGATTTGATGCCATCTCCTCTAGGTCTTGTTCCTCTATATGCTCTGCAAGATTATCGTTGTGACCTATACCCTCTGCATCCTGCGTGATGCCCCCATCAAAATCAATCACAACACTTCCGTCATCTGTCTCAACTGCAACAGCATCAGGATTTACTACAGATACTTTAAGTTCTGATTCTTCTGGGTTACCCTCTGCTTCTACTTCAAAGGGTTCTAGAGTTTTGTCTACTGCCATTATTTAATTGTGAAGCTCGTACCCCTTGTGGCTAGACCTCCACCTCTCATTTTAAGAACTTTACCGCCTTTTTTGTAGCCCTTCTTTTTCATGGCTCCGCCTTTTGCCATACCCTTTTTCTTCATGGCTCCACCCATAGCGTAACCCTTCTTCTTCATCATCATGCCACCGCCACGCATTTTACCTTTACCGTCTGCGGCAAAGAAAGGTACTTTCTTACCATCTTTCATGACCATTTTAAGCTTTCCGCCTGCAGCCATTCCTTTCTTCTTCATAGCACCGCCCATAGCCATGCCTTTCTTTTTCATCATCATGCCACCACGAGCCATGCCTTTTTTCTTCATCATACCACCACCCCTTTTCTTTACAGCGTATGGTTTTAATGATTCGGCATCCTTTTTGGTTTGTTTCTTAGGAGCAAACTTGTTGGCATACTGTCTTAGTGTAAGACCTGTTCTTTTTAGATCAGCTGCAGTAGCGGCTATCTTCTTGACACCCTTACTATCATAGTAATATGCCTCACCTCTTTTCTTAGCTTCCGCAATACTTCTTGGTCTGTCTTTTAATGGATTACCTCTTGTAGAGACTTTCTTTGGTTTGCTTTTAGCAGGTTCTGCTTGGGTAGTTGTTTTCTTTACAACTGTCGTTGTTTTTGCATCTCTTGATTCTTTTCTTACCTTACTGCCTGGTGAAGTTCTACTTGGTGTTAAGGCTTGATTAATCTTTGTTGAAGTCGGCTTTGGTCTAGTTTCTTTTCTTATCTTAGAACCTACTCCGCTTTTTGTGTTTGTTTGCTTTGGAGAGAAAGGCGCACGATCTTTTGTTGTAGATATCTGTTTCGCTCTCTCTCTGCTTTCTTTGAGCTTTTTAGCTCTTTCTGATGTTCCTGCCATAGCTTTACTCCTCTAAAGTTATTATGTTTATCGAATCCTGTATGTCAATTGTTTTTGGACAGCACCGCCCCCACGCATTTTTATCCTGCCTCCTTTTTTATATCTAGGGGAAAACTTTCTGCCTGTCATAGTGTGGCTATCTTTAATGTGTCTTCTTATGTCTCTCAGCTTTAGAGTTATGTCGAGGAAATCTGAATAGCTTATCTTCTTTGCTCTATAGTCAGCTATAGCTTTCATGTATTTGAGTTCATCTGAGGAAAAGGCAGCCATTATTTTTTCTTCTTTTTATATTTTTTCTTTTTAGCCTTTACGAACTTCTTCTTACCTCTAACCAGTTGTGATTTCATACTGGCTCTAGATATGGTCATCGTACTTTATATCCTGATAAACTTCCTACGCCTGTTCTAGCCAATCCCCCTCCACGCATCTTTGTTACTTTTCCACCAGATTTTTTTCCTTTACCAAGATCAAGATGAAAACCAAACTCACCTGGTGCAGGTATAGCAACTATTCTATCTGAAAGTTTTGCCATCTCGTCTAGACCATATCTTTTGTAATATGTACTTGTAAGATAATTTAGGCTTGGCAATCCGCCTTTTGCTGCATTCATAATTCTTGCTTCAAGTTTTTTCTTTTCGCTCATGCTATTTCGCCATCTTCTTACGCATAGTTTGAGCTTTTCTTCCTACAAACTTTTGTCTAGGTTTTATAGCTTTCTTTAGGTTTCCTGCACTTTTCTTTATTCTGCCTACGCCCATTCCAAATGCATCTTTAAATCCACCAGTCGCAAGTTTTTTCTTTGGTGCTTTAACCATACCACCTGCTTGTTTTTCAATTCCACCAAGTTTTTTTGTAAATTTAACCACAGAACCAGAAATTGTTTTTGGCATCTTACCAGTTTTTAAGAACTCATTTCTTTTTCTTGTTACCCCTGCCTTTGTTCCAAACCCAAAGTTTTTCATCTTTAGTCTGCTATCTATTCTACCTATAGCTTTGTCTCTTTGTTTAGACAGTTTTGATTTTTTTATGGGATCATCCATTCCAGATATTCTTTTATCTAGCTCTTTTACTTTTTTTCTGATGACTTTTAAGCCTATCATTCTTTTTTTATAAAGGTCTTCTGCCATTAGTAGTACTCCACTGGTCTTCTGTATTTAGGTTCGTCATCCCAATCATCTCTTTCTGCTCTGACCCATCCTCCTTGACGAAACCTTAAAAGAGCTTGGGTTGTACTATCTACTAAGTCGTCATGATCACCTGTGGGAAATGATGCACATTCTTCAATCACCTCTTCAGACCATCTAGAAGAATAGTACCATACACTTCCACTAGAAAACAAGTCCGTAACTGCGTTAACTCTAGCAATCTTATCGTTACCCCTCGTGGGGGTGAACTCTGTAACAGGTATTCCCATAGCTCTAAGCTCAAATACAAGCGGCGCACCAGAGGCTTTTGCTTCTACAATCATCTGATCTGGCTCCCACTCCCAGTATTTGTCGTATGCCGCACGTTTTAACTCTGGAAACTCTAGCTTTTCCTTAAATGCATCCAAAAGAATCAGGTGAGGACGGCTTTGATCTACATCTTTGGCGTGATAGAACACCCCCCATGTGGTGCAGGCACTATAATCGCTCCTTTGTGTCTTTAAAAACGCTGTATCCCACGATTGTATGATGCATTCACAGGGTGGTAGCTCGTGTTCTGTCCATTCTTGCCACCATTCACGCTTAATTAACGCTCCTTCTTCCGATGTGGGGTCTTGTTGGTACTGTGCATTCCATTTTGACAGGGGTAATTCCGCTTTTAGGCTCTCTAATTCCTCTAATCGCCAGTATTCTCCCCATAATGGGCTACCAGAAGGCATAATTGCAGGTAATTGTATGACTTCCCAGTCGTCTGCACCCTCTCTTTCGGTCATACTTTTTAAAATTTGACCTGTTAGGTCTCTTTTTGCCCATCTGGTCATCACAAGTATGATAGCACCTCCTGGTTGTAGACGCTGACGAGGTCCTGATGTGTACCACTCGTACACTTTATCGAATACTTCTGGGTTATACTGCCCTGCCTGTGCGTCCTGTTCGGAGTGTGGGTCATCGATTATCAAAACATCCGCACCTTTTCCTGTTACTGCCCCACCAACACCGATAGCAAAGTAGTCTCCGCCCTTGTTTGTGTTCCATCTACCTGCAGCCTTACTGTCTGTAGACAGTTCTATACCGCTAAATACCTTTTGATACTCCTCTGACTGTATGAGGTTACGCACCTTCCTGCCAAACCCAACTGCCAACTCCGCAGTGTGGGCTGTCTGGATCACTTTCTTTTCTGGATATTGTCCTAAGAACCATGCAGGAAAGAGATACGATGCAAATTCTGACTTGGTATGACGGGGTGGCATATTGATTATCAGTCTTTTTAGTTCACCGCTTGCCACTTTCTCAAAAGCTTCTGCCATAATCTCATGATGCTCTCCCCCTATGAACTCTGACCACATAGCCCGAACAAAAGGAATAAACTCTTTTTGTGATTCTTCTTTGCTTTTAACCTGCTCGTATTGTTCTAGAAGAGCTAATACTTCTTTTTGTTGCTCCAATGGGAGCATACTTATTTTTTTCTTAATATCTTTTGATTGGAGGTTCACTGTTTTTTTCTGTTTTTCTTGGCAGAGATAACACGCAGGTTTTTTGATTTGTTATTTCTGGGGTTACCATCCCTGTGGTCTATGTGTTTCTTGTCACCCTTCTTAACGACACCTTTCTTGATGGCAGTCCTGCGGTTCTTGTTCCGCATGGCTCTCTCTTGCTTCATCTTTTTAGAAGCATGGTATCTTCTGTACTCGCTCAAATTAAACCTTTACATTTGTTATTATAATAATATTAGTATTATAATAATATATATTTATAATAAAATAAAAAGAATCATTATAAGATGATCTTAGAACTCTCAACAATCTGGAATATCATTCTCACACTAGTAGTAGCACCAATAGCGTGGTACATCAAATCTCAAAATGATGAACTCAAAAGAGTTCAGATACTTCTCAATAAAACCAGAGAACAATATGTTCATAAGAATGATCACAAAGATGACATTGACAGGGTAGTCGAACACTTAGTGAGACTGGAACAAAAGCTAGATAGCCTGATAGCAAAGAAATAAGCCTCACTCAGAGGACATAGAACC